AGGGTGGGCTGCAATGGCTGAAAGAATGAAAGATAGTATTTTCAGTAATTTCAGCAACAATTTTACAAAAATACGAAGTGCAATTCAGGTATTACAACCGATTGTACAACAGTTGGTAGAAAACCACATTCAAAGGTTAATAGACCAATTTGACGCATTTATATATTTCTGTGATGATTTTGTTGTACCGTTATTTAATGTATTGGTGACAATATTCACAGATTTAGCAACTACAATTTATACAGCTGTAGCACCTGCTATTTTGCAGATCAGTGAGAAATTCCAAGAACTTCAACAGTGGATTTCTGCAGCTGTCATCAATTATATCCTTCCTGCATTGACCGCTTTTGTTGAAATGATTCAGCAACTTTGGATGGAAAATCAGGATAAAATCAGTTTAATTGGTGAATTGTTTTCAACCGTTTTTCAGGCTATTGCGAATGTAGTCGCATGGTTTGTAGAAATTTGTAAAAATTATATTTATCCATTTTTAGCTTGGTTGTCCGAAACGGTCATTTCCAATATGGATAACATCAAAGCTGTTTTTCAATCCGCATTTGACATAATTGCCGGAATTGTTCAGTTTTTCATTGCACTGTTCAAAGGTGATTGGTCAGGAATGTGGGAAGCGGTGAAGTCTATCTTGCAAGCAGGATACAACTTCATTGTAAATATTTTTAATTTGATTTCTTCTTTCCTTAGTTCAGTTGGTTCAGCAATTTGGTCAGTTGTTCAAAATGCGTTTGAAAACGTGCGATTGGCTATTGTAAACAAACTGAATCAGGCAAAGGCATCCGTCACCAGTATTTTTGAATCAATCAAAAATGCAATCAGTGAAAAATTAGAAGCTGCAAAAACGGTAGTAAGTAACGCTATTGAGAAAATCAAGGGATTTTTTGATTTTGAATGGAAACTTCCTGACCTGAAACTTCCACATTTCAGTATTTCAGGTGAATTCAGTCTGAATCCCCCAAGTGTACCTTCTTTTGGTATTGAGTGGTACAAACATGGTGGTGTTATGCTTGAACCTACAGCTTTTGGAATTAACCCAAGTACAGGGAAAATGATGGTTGGCGGTGAAGCAGGTGCAGAAGCCATTGCACCTATTGAAACGCTGCAAAAGTATGTTGCTGATGCAGTTGCAGGACAAAATGCAGAGTTAGTTGCAGTTCTGAACCTTATCCTGAAAGCTATCTACAGTTTAGATGAAGGACTTGGTGAAAAGTTGTACACAGCTTTGCTTGGTCTGAAATTCCAAGTAAATGAACGTGAATTTGCACGTTTGGTGAAGGCGGTGTGATATGTTAGAACAGATTAAATTCGTAAACCACATAAATGAAGAAATGGAGTGGGGCAAGAATGGCATCTATGTCAATTACAATGACCTTCATGATTATTCTTGGGGATATACTTCTGATAACAACAGAATATCATCATTTAATAAGGGGATTGTTGAAAAAACAATCCCCCTTGTGATTTGTTGTTCATCAGCAGAAGAAGGACTTGCCCTAAAAAACAGGTTACTTGAAATCGGTGAAAAAGATATTCTTGCTGTAAAGCATGGTAAGCTGATTATGGGTGACTACTATTTAAAATGTTTCATTAGAGGTAGCAAAAAATCAGATTATTTGTATGATAAAGGCTATCTTAAAACAACACTTTCTATTGTCACCGATTATCCACAATGGGTGAAGGAATCAACTACTTCATTCAGAATGAATGGAACAGTTGTGACAGAATCACAGGGTTCAGCAAGTACGTCAGGTAAGAGGAATTTTGACTATATGTACGATTTTCCTTATGATTTTACATCAGGTATGAAGAACAGAACCTTGAACAATACAGGTTTTGTTGGTACAAACTTCAAACTGATCATCTTTGGTGCTGCTGTAAATCCGGCTGTTCACATTGCAGGTCACACTTATCAAGTGAAGTGTTCAATCGGTGACGGTGAATATTTAACTATTGACAGTCTTGCAAAAACCATTATGTTGACAAAAGCAGATGGAACGGTGGTCAATCATTTTAATGATAGAAATAGGGAATCTTATATTTTTGAAACAATTCCACCGGGAAATAATGCGGTCACATGGGATAATACTTTTGGTTTTGATGTGATTCTGTTGGAAGAAAGAAGTGAACCAAAATGGACTTAATTTATGCTACAGATGAAAAAATAGATGTTGGGGTAATGAAGAATTTCACTTTTGATTTGGCTTTTGGTTATGACGAAAATGATTTTGAATTGACTACCAACACCAACAACCATGTGTGTAGATCAGGTTACATTTTGTATATTGAAGGTACTGAATACGGTGGAATTATCGACCGGATGCGTGTGAAAACATCAAACGAAGAATTGATTTATGTTGGTCGCACGTGGCACGGTATTTTACAATCAAAAATTCTTATGCCGGATTCAGGTGAAGATTATCTTATGTGTGATGGGGAAGCAAATAGTGTATTAGCTTCCCTAATTTCACGTATGGGGTTAGATGACTTGTTCAAAGCAAGTTCAGAAGATTCAGGACTTATTCTAAACAGTTACAAAATGAACCGTTATATTGATGGGTATGAAGGTATCAAAAAAATGCTTTCTACTGTTCAAGGAAAATTGAAAATTAACTTTCAAGATGGGTTTGTTGTTTTATCGGCTGAACCTTGGGTTGATTATTCCAAGGATGATGAATTTGATTCATCACAAATTGACTTTGACGTTGAAAAAAACTATAGACCGACAAATCACATGATTTGTTTAGGTAAAGGTGAATTGAAAGATAGAACAGTTATTCACCTTTATGCGGATGTAGACGGAAATATTTCACACGTTCAGACACAGTTCGGAATGGATGAAATAACAGATATCTATGAAAATGCAAACAGTGAATCAGAAGAAGAACTTGAAGAAGGTGGAAAAGAAGCCCTTCAAGAAGCATGGAATACTGATTCATTGCAGGTGGATTTTGACAGCACCAAAAATTATGACATAGGTGATATTGTTGGTGCAAGAGAAAATACAACCGGAATTTATGTTGCAAAAGCAATTATTAAAAAAATCGTGACCATTAAAAATGATGTGGTCACAGTATCACATAAGGTGGGTGAATAATTATGGCAAATTTACATTTAGTCACAGGTTATGCAGGTGTTGAACACGTTTCTTCTGATGATCAGGGGTCTTTTAATGCTGCTATGATGGGGTCAGGTGAATTTATTCTTGACAGAGGAAATCAATTTGCAGCATCAATCATCAGTAACAATAAAGTCAGGGTATCTGATGGTGATATGATGATGCAGGGTAGACACATCCGATTAAAAGAAAATACCTATGTTGACCTGAATTTTGATAACGGTACACAGGGGTATAAGCGAAATGACCTGATTGTTGTTAGATATAGCAAAGATTCAACAACAGACATTGAACAGGCTGAACTTATGGTAATTAAGGGAACACCTGTTGAAAGCAACCCTGTTGACCCTGAACATATTATTGGAAATATTATCACAGACCATGCTTTACAGAATGACACTGTGTTATACAGAGTTCCTTTTGATGGTCTGAACATTCAACCATTGGTAAAAATGTTCAACACTGTTCCAACGTGGGAAACCTTGAAAAATGAAACAGTTGCAGAAGTAAAACAACAGGTAAATGACCTTGTTGAACAGGCACAAAATGACGTTGCAGAAGCCATTGGTGAATTAGTAAGAATTTTTGTCACCACAGATGAACAACTGATTGGTCAGACACTTACAATTACTAATGGTGAAAAATCATTTGCAGCTATTGTACCGGAAACAATGCAGGTTACTTTCAGTGTTCCTTCTGTTGGTGTGTGGACTATTCACAATCCAATTACCGGAACAGATGTAGAAGTAAAAACACAGTTCTATGGTGTTTATAATGTTCAGGTATCTTGTTACAGAAAATTCACAGCTATTATTGATTTTTCTATGTCGAATCCTGATAGTATGGTTACTTATGCGGATGATGCAGAAGGTATGACAGAAGCAAGTTCGGATTGGTGGAATCAGACCATTTTCAAGGATTTGAAAAACTGTGTCCTTAAAGAAGGTGAAGTGCTTGGTTATCTTAAAAAGGGTAATTTAGTACAATTTGAAGATGGCTCAACCGCTGATATTACAACCCTTGGAAATGACGTAATGCTTGAAATCCCTTACAGGGTTGGTTATAGAATCGAATGGTTAGATGCAAATAGGCTTGAAGTGAGTATTACAGACAATCCAGCTGATGAAGCTTACAATTATGATGCGTTTTCTTTAGATTCCTATAACGATTGTGACAAGATTTACATTGGTACTTATAAAGGACATAACAGCGGAAATGCTATCTATTCATCATCAGGAAAGGCTGTTAAGGTGTCACAGACCATTGATACATTCAGAACACAGTGTAGAAATAGGGGGTCAGGTTATCAGCAAAGAACATACGCTTCTGTAAAATTGATGCAATGCTTGTTTATTATTTTCCATGGTAGTCTTAATTCACAAGCATTGGTTGGTATGGGGTATGTTTTATCTAGTCATACAGCAGGTGTTGCTACAGGTGGTACAAATTCTTACGGTTTTATGTCAGAAATCATTAAAGCAAGCAATCCAAGTTATATGACTGATCAGAACCATCAGGTGAAGTGCTTTGGTATTGAAGATTTTTGGGGTAATTATTGGGAATTTGTTGATGGTGTGTGTACAGATGCATCAAGAAATGTTTTAACCTGTGAATGTGCAGCTGATTTTGACACAGATGGTACAGGTTATGAAAACAATGGTAACGGTGGAGTATCAGCAAACATTGGAAACTATATGAGTAGACCACAGGGCGGTTCTAATGCCGGATTCACAGCACAGAGTGTTGCAGGTTCAGATAGCACGTATTTTTGTGATTATGCTCATTTGTATGCTTCTTGTCTTGCTTTTTTCGGTGGTTAT